TCTCCAGCTCCCGCTTTACCTCGTCCAGCGAGATGCCCTGTACCGTCACTGTGGCCGCTATCGTGATCTCTAACGCTGCGGCAGCCTCCACGGTGGGCGTGGCTCCAATGGGCTTCTTGGCCATTACATTGGCCAGCACTTCCTCTACCATCTCCGGAGAAGCAGGCGCATAGGTGCTGTCCACCAGCACCAGGCCCACTGTCCCAGCGCCGTCTATCAGCTCCACCACCTTGGCTTCTCCAATGCCGGGCACCTCCAGGGCCCATCCCCGGAAGTCCCAGCCGTTCCCGCTGGTGCGGGGAAACTTCCGGGCCTCGTCGATACGCTCAAAAAGCTGCTCCCCGCTCTCCCGGTCTGTGCCGCCCGCCGCCTGGGTGTTGTAGTAGCTGGACAGGCCGGAGATATTGACCCACATCCCGGTGATGGTGCCGGCCTGGATGTTGTAGGCCGCGCCCACCTCCATGGCCTCCAGCTGGCATACCGCCCGGCCGTCGGCTCCAATGGCCACCGTGGACAAGGTCACAAACCGAAGCCCCGTGGCAGTGAGAAAGGTCGTTCCGGCGGGTACCACCGTCCCCGCCGTGCCGAACAGATCCATGGAGCATTTGGCCTTCGTCCCCTCCCGCCGGGTGAGGTTGTGGTAGTCCTGCCCTACCAGGTCCAGGAAGCGGCCGCTGGTAGGATCCACAAACAGCATAGACAGCACCGCCGGCAGAGCCTTGTACAGTTCACTCACACGCCTGGCCGCCGGGCCGATCACCGAGTCGGCAAAGCTGCCGGCCATAGACGAAAGACCCGTGGCGGGATTGATCTCCTCCAGGGCCTCCTTTTTGATCTGTTCCGTGGTGCGATCTTCAAACATAGAACCGCTCCTTTCCGTAAACACTGGTAAACTCCACGGTCAAGTGGAGTGTGGAGCCCTCAAAGGATACCTCCCGCACCGTTACCTCCGTAATGTACGGAGAGACAAGCAAAGCCTCCCTCACATACCTGGATGCCTCGCTGCGCTTAGTCTCCGCCAGATAGGGCTGGCCTACCAGAGTCAGCAGCTCACACCCGTAGCTCCAGGTATAGATGGGCCAGCGGTACCGCTCCGTGGCAATGGTCCGCCAGGCCCAGCTTTTTACTGCCTCCAGGCCGGTCACCACTACCGGGTTTCCGCTCTCCCACCTGGGCTCCCCCCGGCCGTAGTCCATGGCTACGTCGGTGTACAGAGGCAGCGCTGCCCCGGCATTTTCCTGTGGCAGTGAAAACATGGGGAAAAGCTGCGTCATAAGCCCACCACCTTGCAAAGGATGTAATAGGTCTGCCCGTCCGGTGACATGACCACCACCTGGTCGCCCTTCTCAAGGGCGAATGTTCCCCGCACAAGCTGATCCTCGGTCACCGGCGTGCTGGTGGCCCCATCTGGGCAGGTGCCTGGCAGTGGGTCCTGGGCAATCAGTTTGGGGCTGTACCCCTTTTTCATGCCCTCATTTACAAGGATGGAGTCCTGCTCAATGGTCAGTCCGTTGGCCTGGAGACGCAGCGGCTCGGCCTGTATGATTTCCCCCAGCATGATGGGGGCGCTGGGCGCCACACTCCGGGCAGCCGCCCCCATGGCCTGGGCAATGCGCCCGGCGCTCTGTTCAAATGCCTCCATCATTTCACCTCACTTCCTGCCGTGCTCTCGTCCATTAGATTGCGGAAATTCAGCTTGACCTTGGTAAAATAGTTTTTGTTTTTCCAGGTGTGCGTATCGGTCTCGATCCAAAACAAACCGCTCACACCGCTCCCGGTGTCTCGGAGCTTTACGGCGTTTCCAGAGATCAGCCGGGTGTCTCCCAGTGTCTCCACGGTCAGGTTTTGCTGCAATCCGTGGTCTTCCAGCCAGGCCTGAGCCTCTGGGCCTGCGTCCTCGTCTTTTCTCTGGGTAATTACGTGCTCCAAGCGCCCATTGAGGTCGATGGACCCCTGGTCCTGCACCCGGCGCACCAACGCCCCTGTGTCCGTGTAGATGGCCACACTGTTCTGCAGCTTGGAGATGTCCCAGGTATTGGTCACGCTCATAGTGGACTGGATCTCCACCGTGGCGCTGCTGGGCTTCTCCACCACCTCCAGGGCCCCAGCTCCGGTAAAGCGAAGCACAAACCGCTTGCCGCTCTTGTCGGCGGCCAGGGCATACATGGTCTTGATGATCTTGTCCAGGGATACCCCAGGGAATTTTCGGCTTGCAGTGGCTCCGCCCGGAGCCAAAGCAGCCACTGGGATACCAAAGTCCCCGCACACGGCGGCCGCTGCCCGCTCCGGGCTGGTGTCGTTAAACTGGTACCATCCCTCGTTCCTCACCAGGAAGCGCCCGTTGTCCAGGGCGCTGAGATCTACCACAGCCGACTGGGACGTGGTAGTGGCTGACAGAAGCGGCCCGGTAAACAAAGGTTCACCCTTTACCCGGAAGGTCAGGGCCGAGCCCTCCACCAGCTGCGGCGGCTCCACACTCCCATCCCGTGGCACCGCAAGGGAGAGAGACAGGGCTCGGGCTGCTTCTGTGTCTGCCCCGCTCCAGGTAATGCTCTGTACCAGCTGAGCCAGGTCTCGCGGTACACCCCCTCCAGGCGGCGTCAGCAAAAGCTCATAGGCTAGCTCCATGTCTCTCTCCTCTCATCATAGGGTCAGATTCCATGTCCCCGTCGCGGGGTCCCAGGTGCTTTTTGTCTCGTCCGCCAGGGCTACGCTTGGACTGTCTGCCCCAGCCTGTGGAAGGTTGTCTCCTGCCGGAATGACGATAGTCTGCCCTGGATATATGAGATTTGGGTTTGGGATCTGGTCGCGGTTGGCCTCTGCCAGCCGTTTGTACTCGGTCCCGCTCCCGTAGTATTTTTTTGCGATCCCCCATAATGTGTCTCCTGACTGGATGGTGTAGGTCCGCTCTTGAGCGGCCCCGGTCCCGTCGTCCCGGCTGGTCTGGGCTCCTCCGCCTGACACCGCAAGCACCGGAACCTCCGGCTTGCGGTACTGCTTCATCCGGATGGTGATATACAGGTCGTTGGTACCATCCCGCTCCCCCTGGTCGATACTCTCAATGATGACTGGAGCATTTACCGGGGTGCCGGATACCATCCACCGCACCACCGTCCCGTTATCGCTCCAGATTTCCAGCTGCTCTAAGTAGACATAGGGATTGGCCACCGCCCCCGGGTTGCAAAAGGAATAAAGCCTGGTAGGCAGCAGCACGTTGTCCAGCGTGCAGCTGCCCATCATAGCCCCTCCTGGTAGGTTGATCTCTCCGATCTGATCCAGCTGGATGCTCTCCACCCGGTTTGGGTGAGCCCATGTGTAACCAGACGGCGTCACCGGGAGCACAAGCTCCTTTCCGGTCTTCTCATCCAGAAAACTCATGATCCGCCTCATGGAAACACCTCCCGCTCATTCTCTAAAAAAGTCATGCCAAAAGTCATTACTTTTTTCATGACAGCGCCCCTGCAGCCAAGTGCATCTCAATTTGATCCGCCAGCCGCTGAGCGATCTCCTCGGCGCTCACCCCGGCCCCAAAGTTATTGTCATGGATGTCAAAGTAGTTGGAAGACTTCCGGCCCCGGTCCTGCTCCCTGGCCTCCCGGGCGGTCAGCACACGCTCTCCCTCGTGGAGATATGTCAAGTAGTTGTCGTATGGCACGCGGTCCAGGCCAAATGCCTTTCCGGAACCAGTGGTTGCTTTTGGCATGATAGGCTTCCCGGACGAATCCGTATTGCTGCCCCAGCCGACAAAACTCATGGCTCCCATGCCAATGGTCCTTTGTTGTCCAAGTGCATAGACTCCAGCCGCAGCATTAACGGCCGCCGTATTTTCACGAAGTGCCGTCAGGCTCTCAGCCTGAGCATCCAAATCGGCCTTGTAAAGCTCGCTGGCCTCAAACTGCTCTTTTGCAAGTCCTTCCGCTGCTGCAACGTACTCATCAATTTTTACTCCGGCTTCATCATTGCCAGCTTTGTAATCGGCCAAAGCCTGTTGATATTTTTCGCCTAGGTCTTTCAGCTGTGCAACGGTGGATTCATCCCACTCCTGAGTCAGTTCTTTGCCCTCCAGCACTGCGGACAAAGCGTCCCTGGTATACGCCTCTCCCAGGTTCTCCACGGCCGCCTTGCCAGCTCCAATGGCCTCATAGGCTTCTTTCATGGCGTCCCCAAGGGCGCCGCCGTAGGCCTCGATCTCCTGGGCCATGGCCTCACTGCGGGACTGGTTATAGCTCGCGCCGCCTGCATTGTAGATCTCGTCCATGGTGTCGCTCAGGGTGGAGGAGCGACCCTCGAAGGTCTTGGACATCTCGTCCATGGCTCCTGCGAACCGCCCCAGGCCCTCCTCAATGATGCTTACCGCCTGGGTGCCGGAAATATCCCCATCAGAGATCATGTCATAGATCTGGCCCTGTTTTTTCCCAAGGGCCTCGCCCAGCATCCCGATCACGTCAATGCCCCGTTCCTGGAACATATTGAGGTACTCCAGGCTGGCCTTGTCGCTGCTCTGCATCCGGCTCATAGCCTGGGCCATGGTGGCCATTCCCTGAGCATCTACGCCCACGGCGCTGCCTGCATCGCCCAGTCCGGTCATCAGGGAAAGCATCCGGGATGGATCACTGCCAAATCCCGTGGCCAGAGCTCGGGACATAGTAGTCAGATCTCCGTACTGCATAGGCGTGTTGGCTGCCATCCGCTGCAGGTCCTGCAGATATTGGGTACCAACGCCGCCACCAAGGAGTCGGTTGAATGCAATAGCATCCAGCTGCCGTTGAGCAGCTGTCTGGCTGCCAGAGGCCTGGTTCTCCTGCACGGCCTGATATTGAGTATCAAACACCCCGCCATAATAGGACTTAAAGGCATCATCTCTTGCCTCAAATGCCTGTGCGCCACCGGTCAGCAGGCCGATACCACCTCCAACGGCTGCACCCACGGCGGTACCTACCGGACCGGCCAGGCTTCCCATAGCCGCGCCCTGGACTGCACCGCCCAGTGCTCCGCCGAACAGGCCACCCACCTCGCTGCCCATAGCGGACCCCACCAACGTATTCGCCCACTGACCAGCCGCGTCACCTGCCATGTTGAGGATCCCGGCTTTGCCCAGAGCTGCTAACACACCAGTGTTTTTCCCACTTCCTCCGCCAGCCCGGTTCTCTGCTCGGCTGATTGCTCCAGAGGCATTCTCCATGTCTCGGGTGGTCTGCCGCACCTGGCGGCTCACCAGATCGTATTGCTGGCGGATGTTCTCCAAGTTCTGCTCTGCCTGCCGCCAATCGGCTTCCGCAGCTTTACGCTCGGCTTCGGTCGCCTCATCGCCCAGCTCCTCGAACGCTTTTTTCGCTCGCTTGGCCTCCTGCGTCGCTCCGGACAGATCCATGCGCATCTGCACCCGGGTAGCGTTCAGGCGGTCCAGTTCACCTTGGAGGGCAGTAATATCGCTTCTAAAATTGGTCACCGAGTTTTTCATTCCGACGATGGCAGAAGACAAATTGTCCTTTACGCTCATCGCAATACTGGCGTCAGTTCCCACTCACTCTCCCTCCTCTCTCCGCCGGTCATAATCCAATAGCATGGCACAGACCGCAGCGCGCTCCCCGGGGCTCCGGCGGAGATAGTCCCCGGGGAAAACGCCGTACTTGACCAGAAGCCTCTGGGCTATGGCTAGGTCTATGTCACGGGTCAGTTTTTTTCCAGATCCTCCAACGCCGCGCCAATGGCCCGGGCCTGCAGTTCATCCTCCGGCACGGCCTCCTCATCCGGACCGAGAGGCACCACGGCCCCGTACCCGTATCCGTTGAGGGCATCGCACTTGCGCAGGATGGCCCGGACCTCGCCCTCCTTCAGCAGCTTCTTCATGGCCTCGATGGGGGTGGGACAGCCCATCTTGTCCTTGTACCAGGCCTTGTCCCGGAACTTGGGCTCTACGGTGCTCTCCATCAGATACTGGAGATCTGCGTCCTCCATCCCCCGCAGCTTACTAAGGCGGTCATAGGGCAGCTCCCGCACCGTTACGATCAGGCCCAGGCGGGCCACCTTCACCCGTGCGGTCTCAGGGGCCCCCACCTCGATGTCCAGCAAGGAGCGCACCGCGCTCTTTTCCTTGTTCACGACAGCCCCTCCTTACAACACGTCGATGCTGTCCAGCATCTCATATTTGGTGAAGGTAAAGGGGGCGGTCACCTTACCGGCCGCAGCCCGCTGCCAGTCGGCCAGGGTCAGGTCGGTAAACATGACCCCGTACAGGGCCGCCCGCTCCGAGCCGGCGCTCTCCGGGTCCGCCAACTTGGTCACAATGGTGAACTCGGGCACAATACCCTCCTGCGCGCCCTTCATCTTGGCGATCATGCCGCTGTCTACCTTGTACAGGGTGAGAGAGCCGCTGCCCTTCCCGCTGATGGGCTTGTAGTGCTCCATAAACTCCCCGTCCAGGTTGATGGTCTCCGTGTTGAACTGGACCTTGGCCTGGCAGGTGTGGCACTCGGCCACCCGCTCGTCATCCAGCCAGACAGTGCCATAGGTGCCGTTGATCACCCGGCGGGCCGAAAAATTCGATCTTGCCATGTCTTATCCTCCTTACGCAATCAGCTGGCCGTAGCCCAGCGCGTCAAAGCTGACCTCAAAGTCCTCCATGGCGTCCACCAGCCGGCCGCGGCACTTGATAAACACCCAGCTTGCCGTCTGATACTCCAGGATCTGCTGTCGGGTCAGGTCGGCAGTCTCCACGCCCTGGCTCTTCAGCCACTGGAGCTGCCGGTCGTAGTCCACCTCCACGTGGCTCTCTCCGGGAGACAGTACACCCTCCCGCTCAAGGTACTGGAAATACTCACTGATGGCCGTCACCAGCAGCTGCTTGTTGTCGTAGGTGTTGGGGAAGCGGCCCAGATACTGGGTCTCGATGGTGGTGCGCAGATAGTAGGTAATGAGGTCCATGCCCTCCACGATCTTGATCTTGC